GTTTCCCAGTCACGATCTCTTGCCGCTCATCCGTGAGATTGTACTGTTTGCGGCCGCATCGTTTAAGGTGGGACGCGCGCTTGAGGACAGCCTTAGTCAAGCGTTCGAGGCGCTTGCGCAGCCTCAGCCGCAGCAGCCGGACCCGGCGCTGATTAAGGAACAGCGCGAGGCGCAGAACGATCAGGTTGATCGGCAGATCAGGGGTGCAGAGTTGCAGCTGAAAGCGACCGAGATCAGTAACCAAGATCAACAGGCGGCTCGCGACAGCCTTGTCCAATTGCTGCAAGTTGGTGCACGTGGAGGGGAAAATGCCCAACGGTAATACAATCGACAGCGTCTTCGACTTTCCAGGCGCTGGACAGGGTGTCGGCGGTGCCGGGCCTAGCATCGCGCAGACTTTGCTCGGCTTAACTCCTGCGGGGACCGCTGCCGACATTGCGGCTGAGGGTGTGCCGCAGGACGCTCTCAGTCGTGTTCTTCTGGCTGCTGGACTTATTCCCGGTGCCGGCCCAATGAGCAAGCTTGTTCGCCGTGGTCTTAACGCCGTGCAAGCCAAGAAGGTCTTGCAGACAATTGACATTGCTGAAGACGTTGCACGCACAGCTAAGCGTGAAGGCTTAGATGATTTGGCAACTGCTTTGCGTGGAGATGCAGCACAGGCGCGTCGCTTGGCTGAGAGTGATGATATTGATGAAGTTCGTAGTATGTTGCCTGATACTATAGGGAGGTTGGATGAGAAAATTAGCGCGATGGAAAGGCGGGCTCCAGCTGGCTTTGAGCGGTTCCCACGTGGGGGTGGCCGAGGCCGGCAGGTGGTATCTGAAGATGAGATTATCCGTGGCGTTGCACGTGGCAATGTTTTCGATCTGGGTGAGTTTCTTCGCATGGGCGGTGTGGCAGGGTTTGGTGGAAGCCGGCGTGAAGCTCTGAAGGAGTTTGAGGAGTTCGCGCGGGAAGGTATTCGTCAGATGAAGGAAAGGGGCACGTTTCCGAAATGAGACAGAAATTTGTCTGGGTAGAGGGAGAGAATGGCCGGAGGGGGAGCTGGGTGCCGGCGGAGGAATATTACGCTGCCAAATATGCCAACGTCGCATCCAGCCCATACGTCATGCCGGACATCGTTTCTTTCCGAAGTCCGTGCGATTACAGCGAGGTGGGGAGCAGGTCTCAATTGCGCGAGCACAACAAACGTAATAATGTGGTTCAGCTTGGCGATTTGAAAACCGCTAAGGATTTTGATAATAAAGCTATCCAGACTGAACGCCTAAAGGAAGCAAACCGTAAAGCGTTTGCAGAAATGGAGCGAAAGAGGTAGGTTATGTCCAAGGAAGATAGCGTGGCCGACAACAATAATGATACAGGCGACGCGTTAACGTCACTCGACGATGCTTTTGATCAGGCCCTTGAAGGTATCGAAGGTGACGGCGCTGATGGTGACAAGCCGGATGCCGATGGTAAGGGGTCCGAGCAAGAGCCGGAAGCGGATGTTGGCGGTGACACCCCGCCAGATGAAGGGGCCAGTGGTGAAGGTGAGGGGGATGACCTCGAACCAGAACCCGAGACTGACGACGAGCCCGAGGGCGATGACGATGCCCAGCTTGAAGCTCCCGGTCACTGGCCGAAAGACCTAAGGGAGCAATTCGGCGAGCTGGCACCGGAAGCGCAGGCAATCCTAGTCGAGCGCGATAAGGCGTTCGAGGCTCAGGCGACGCGGAAGTCTCAGGAGTTGTCTGACCAAGCGCGGTTTGCGGAGGATATCCGAGGACTGTTTTCGGATCGACATCGCGAAGCGATGGCTTTGGCAGGCTTGGACGAGATTGCTGCTTTCCGCCGTATCCTGGCGGTGAACGATATGCTGGAAAGGAACCCTGAAGAGTTCATTCAGCATATAGCTCAACAGCACAATGTCGATCTAGGCTTGCTGGTCGGCTCCGATGTGAGCGGGGAAGGCGATGAAGTCGTTGACCCCATGGTGAAACAACTGCGATCTGAAATCGCCGAGTTAAAGGAAGCCCTGTCACAGACGCAAGGCACGCTGGCAAACCAAGGTGTACAAGGTATCCAGAATATGGTCACCGAGTTTGCGAGCGGGAAAGACAGCGAAGGTAATCTGCTGCGGCCCCATTTCGAGGCTGTAAGCAAAACGATGGGAGGCTTAATGGAAGGCGTCCCAGAGTTAAAGCAGATGCCTGATGGCCACGAGAAAATGCAGAAAGCATACGAGATGGCCGTCAAGCTGGATGGGAGTTTGGAAACGCCCAAGGCCCCGACTAACGGTGATGCGGAAAAGAAAGCCGCCGCCGATAAAGCACGTAAGGCCAAAGGAGCCCCCAAGCGACCCAAGAGCGCAAGCAAGGATCAACTTGATGCGCCTAAAGACCTTGATGCTCTGATCGACTGGGTTGCCGATAACGTTGAAGCGAATTAAGTCGCAGGTCGAAGGGAGTAGTTGCTATGGCTGTGCCTAATAGTAACTTCACCGAGATCCTGACGACCACCATCGACAACTATTCGGCGACGCTTGCGGATAACGTGCTCACCCACAATCCGCTGCTCACCAGGGTCAAGGAGCGTGGCAACAACAAGCCATTTTCCGGTGGTGTCAAGATTTTGGAGAACCTGATGTACGCGGAGAACTCGACGTTCACGTGGTACAATGGGCTCGAAGCGTTGGATGTGACCGCATCCGACGTCCTGACGTCCGCTGAGTTTGACATCAAACAGGCGAACGTTAACGTGGTCATGTCTGGTCTGGAACGTCTCCAGAATGCCAGTCGTGAGCAGATGCATAACCTCATGCGTGCGCGTATTTTGAACGCTGAGATCACTATGCAGAACCAGGTCTCCGATAGCATCTTCGCCTCCAACACGGAGAACGATGGTAAGGCTATCGGTGGCCTCCAGCACCTTGTGCCGGATGACCCGACCACGGGCACGGTGGGCAACATTAATGCTGCCACCGAGACGTGGTGGAGGTCGATTGTTGTGGACCGTTCGTCCCAGACCCCAACCGCTGACAGCGACAAGATGCTCGCTGCGATGAACAGCCTGATGATCCAGACCACGCGTGGTTCGGATGCTCTGGATATGTTTGTCGGTGGCACTAACTTCTTCACGTTCTATCTGGATGGCCTCCAGGCCAATCAGCGCTTCGGCGACGTGGCGTTGGCGAGTGCCGGTTTCCGCGCGTTGAAGTTCTGGGGTGGCGCTGCCGATGTCTTTTTCGACAGCTCGTGCTCCACTACGCGGATGTATGGACTGAACACCAAGTTCATCCACTTCCGTCCGCACACGGCGCGTAACTTCGTCCGCGATCCTGAAAAGACCTCGTACAATCAGGATGCCATCGTTGTCCCGATGTACTTCGCCGGCAACATGACGGTGTCCAACCGGTCGCTTCAGGGCGTGATCGTCGAGTAAGGGAGGGAAAGATCATGTTTGAGATTGGTCTTGACGTTACCGACGTTTCCTCGACCGCAAAGTGGAAGCTTGGTCAGCACGCATACACTCGTGACGGCAAGGTCTATAAGTATGTGCAGTATTCCGATGGAACTGCCAATTTAGACTTGGCCGTTGGCGACGTGGTCTACTACGTCGATGACACGGGTTATGGTGCCAGTCAGGTGACTGCTGACGTGAGCGACGCCACTGGTCAGGAGCTTGGCGCTGGTGTGGCTCAGGCTGCTGTGACTGATGATCTGTCCTATATCTGGGTGCAGATCAAGGGTCCGGCGACTGTGTCCACGACTATCGGTGGTTCTGCTGGCGACGGCGATCCGCTGACGTGCGTCGGCGCTGCCGACAAGGCGCTCACTCAGGCTGCTGAGAGTGATACCGGCGCTGTCTATAAGCCGGTGGTTGCTTTTGCGGTGGATGCGTCTGCCTTGGAAATCATCTGTGATTTCCCACTGTAACCGAACCGGGCGGGGTCCTTGTGGCCCCGTCCACTTTCTCTGGAGGAAGGAATGAGCGATCTTATCGCTGGTGAGACTGATAATATCTCGTGGACGAAAGAGCTTAACGACAAGGGTGAACCGGGCAATGTACTGGCTCGATTTGTTTATCGTAACGTGCTTGACATCCGCGCTTCTAAGGACGCTAACTTCAATGTGGAGAAGCGCGTTATCGGTGTTTATGCCAAGGCGGGTGCAAGCTCCGATATCTCGTATCAGGAATTCAAGCCGGAGAACGCGGCTGAGCTGGTGAAGCGTTTCCCATTGGCATGGGAGCATTTCCAGAAGACGAGGCCAAAGAAGGAAGGCGATCCCCTGGATGCACTGGGCATTACGGAGGACATGATCCTGAAGTTCATGGCGCTCGATATCGAGACGGTGGATGATCTAGCCAATGCGGAGGACTGGGTGAAAAAGCGTATTTATGGCAGCGCCCCGTTAATCGATGCTGCCAAGGCTCAGAATGCAAAGGAGGGCAAACCGAAACCCCGAGGACGCCCTAAGAAGGAAGCAACCGATGGCGACACTAAAAACGATTTGCGAGAATGCGCTTAAGCAATTGACTGGTTTCCGCGTGCCGAGCGCCTTTGCTGCAAGTCAGGAGGCGAACGGCATCGCGTGTTTCCAGCTCGCAAACGTTGAGGGGCGCACGCTTGAAAGGCGTTATCGCTTTCAGAGGCTCATCAAGGAAGGCACGATTACCACCGCCAATGGGACGGAGAGTTACTCGCTGCCATCTGACTTTCGAGCAATGGCGATTGCGTCTCAGTGGGACCGGACCGACGATGAACGTCTAGCCGGTCCCGCTACGTCTGGTGAATGGCAACTCCTAAAAAGCAGTCTTGTCCAGGATGGTGTTCGAACTTGGTTTAAGTTGCGCGGCAATAAGGTATTTCTAAACCCAATTCCTACTAGTGCTCGAACTCTATCATTCGATTACTTCAGTAAGAATTGGGTAAGGCCGGCAAACGGAAACGAGGACGGCTCTGACGATCTTGCGGCGTTTGAGGCAGATACGGACGAGCCGCTGCTCGATGACCTTTTGCTCGAAATGGGTATTAGGTGGCGGTTCTTGGCCGCTAAGGGTGTGCCATTCCAGACGGAATATGCCGAGTATGAGGGTATGCGTGATGACCTGCTGGCGGCCGACAGGGGCAACCGCATTATCAATCTCGGTGATCTGCCGCTAATCGTCGACAATCTCCCGGATCAGAATTTCGGTGGCGTGACATCGTAATGGCTTTACTCAGTCGCATTCCTCGGCGTCTTGGCCCAGACATTGTGCCCCGTCAGCAGGTGGGCAGGACACTATTCATGCCCGCGCCTTACGGCGGGTTGAATGTGAGGGATGACATTACTGCTTTGCAGCCCAACGAGGCTAGGCTTCTGATTAATTTTAAGTCGGGCGACGGTGTGGCTGAGATGCGTGATGGCCTTACTGCGCATGCCACCGGCATTGGCTCCGGCAATGTTGAGACATTGATGGCGTTCAACGGCGTCACCTCGAACAAAATGATTGCTGCTGCTAACGCGAACTGGTATGACATCACGTCTGCTGGTGCCGGCACTTCACTCAAGTCCGGCTTCAGCGAAGACAGGTGGCAGTGGATTAGCTACAATGACCGTCTCATTGCAGTTAACGGCACCGATGCAGGTCAAATCTATAACGGCACGACCGTCACCGCATTGAGTGGTCTGACTGGAGCGCCAGACACGACCGGCGCCGATTTCATCAATATTGCAGTCGTCCGTGATCGTGTCTGGTTCATCGAGAAGGATGCAGCCAGTGCGTGGTATTGGGCAATTGGGGCGATTGCAGGAGCAGTTACCGAGTTTGACATTGGCCAGATTGCGGAGGGCGGTAAGCTCATGGCGATTGGCTCCTGGTCGCGGGATGGAGGCGATGGACCGGAGGACCACACGGTCTTCGTCATGGACACCGGGGAACTCATTATTTATCAGGGCGATGTATCGACCACCTTTACGCTTGTTGGGCGATACTCAGCTCCACCACCCATTGGGCGTCGCTGCTTGTTTAACTCTGGCGGCGAACTCCTCGTCATCACAGAACTTGGTGTTCTCCCTGTTTCCGCAGCCGTGGCCGGTGTTGGGCTCGATCTATCGCGTGTCAATCCCTGGGGTAAGGTGGCTCCCGCTCTAGCGGCGGAGGCCGCAATGCACGGCGCACTTGACGGCTGGTCGGGGCTTGAGCACAAGGGGTTCGTCTACGTCAATGTCCCAGTCGCTGCCAGCCTCATCTCTAAGCAGTATGTCCTCAATCTACGAACGGGTGGCTGGTCCGTGTTTGAAGGCTGGAACAACCAAAGCCTTGTTTCGTTCAACTCTGAGTTGTACGTGGGTGCCCTTACCGGTGGAGTGGTCCCAAGGGTCGACGGCGCAAACGATTTGGGAACTAACATCACGCTGGTTGCTCGTACCGCTTTCGTGTCCCCGCGCGGCACATCTGCTGGATCAAACCTCTATACTGCGGTTCGACTTCGGTTGCTCGCCGAAGGCGAAGTTTCCGGTTCTGTTGGTGTGGACACCGACTTTTTCGAGCTGGGCGTCAGTCCGGCCGAATTCAGTATCGTGAGTGAGATTGATACTACGCCTTGGGGTAGTGACTGGGGCAGTCCATGGGGGTCTGAACCTAAACCACAAGCTGATTGGACGGGGGTTAATGACGGTAATGGTAGGAATGTGTCTGTGAAGTTCAGGGCAATTGCGGACGCGCGCTCGGTCAAATGGCTCGCATCTGATATACTCTACAAACCTGGAGGCATTCGAGGTTAAGAAATGGGCTTAACGATGGAGCAACCCCAAGCTGTTGCAGCTTGGATTTGTAATCGAACGGACGGTCAGTGTATAAGTGGACCGTTCCAGACTTTGGCTCGAACCGATAAGGAGGGACGGATACTAGGCGGTGTGGTCTTTCACATGTTCAATGGTCATGACTTGTGGATCACTGCTGCTGGCGAGACAGGATGGGCATCGCGGAAAATGTTGAAGGCGATCTTTCACTTTGCGTTCGACACCATGCCTTGCAATCGTGTAAGCACTGCAATTGCAGCGACGAACAAAACAGCATTAGACTTTGCGCAACGCCTCGGGTTTCAACTTGAGGGACAAATGCGCGGGGCTTGGCCCGATGGGTCTGATGCCATGTTGTATGGAATGTTGAAAGACGAATGCCCCTGGTTGCCCAACCAGTATAATGGGGTTCTTCAGTAGAGCATTTGACGATCTCGATCCGCCTCAGTTTCAGCAGGCTCAGGTTCAGACAGAAGCCGATCCGCTTGCCGGCACCCGCCTTATCGGAGATAGGGCGGGGCTCTTTGGCGCGACGCGGTTTGTGCCGACTGCCGGTGGTGGGTTTGAGCAGGTTCAGTCTCTCTCGCCTGACCTTCAGGCGACGGCTGGCGCAGTTACTGGTGCCGGTCGATCTCTTGCTGGTGGCCTGCCGACCGAAGCTTTCAGCCTGTCGAATGTTCCTCAGGGGATCGACGTCGCTTCTAATTTCTTCAATCAGCAGTTGGAGCTGCTGGCCCCACAGTTCGAACAATTCAACGTCCGTGCAAAGGAGCGCGGCTTGCCGATTGGCTCGGAGGCGGAGGCGTTTGCGTTCAACCCACTTCGCTTTAGTGTCCAGGATGCGCTACGTAATGCTGTCGCTCTCACCCCACAAGAAGAGCAGCGACAGATTAACAACGCGCTCCTGGAGCGCAGCACGCAGTTCGGAGATGTTGGACGTAGCTTGACGCTTGCTCAGGCCCTGCAAGGCTTTGCGCCAGGGTTCGTTAACCCAGCTCAGGCGAGCCTCAGCTCGCTGACGGCCGGTAACCAAGCCAGTTTGGCGGCGACCGGTCAGCTCAATCGGAGCCTACAGCAGCAGTTCCAGAACGAGCGTCAAATCCAGCAGGATGCGTTAGCGCCTATCTCCAGTATTGCTGGCGCGCTGCCGTTGCTCGCGTTCGCGCCTCAGACGTCTATTGCTGGCGGGTTGATCAAATTTGGGATCGTGACTGGGAAAC